CATCAAAACGATATATTATGAAAAAAAGACAATATAGATCAAATCAAGGTAGAAGTCCTTATCAAGAAGAACAATCAATGAAAATAATCGGTGTATTACTTTTAGTAGCTTGGACTTGTGCAGTAATCCTTTTAACATTAAAATTAGTATGAAACATTATTACGAAATAGACGGACAACGCAGATATTACATAGCAAAGAAAATATCTAAAAAAGAAAATAAAGAAACCTTTTTAAAAATTCTTGTGTATGCAGGTTTAGGCTGGGTAGTATTTTATGTATTTCTATTTTTATTCTTACATTTGTTAGAAATGGCAATATGAGAAACAAAATACAAAACATACAGGACATAGAATATTATGACAATTCTATAGTAATAGCTGACCTTATAAAAAAATGGACAAAAGCTAAACCAAATAACAAAGAACTATTAGACTTGCAAAGTAGATTTATACAGATGTGTATATATGTTGCAGGATTACAAAATGATTTAGCAGCTTGTAAGATAGCTAATAGTGATTATAGGGAACAAAAGAATGAAGCCCTGTATAATTTAGAATTAATTAAAGAAGATTTAAAAGAACAAGAAATATAATGAGTAATCATTGGACATATACAACACTGCCAGAAGATGAACCACAATACGAATGTATGATGTGTGATAAACCAATACATAAAGAAAATGACTATTGTTCCAATAATTGTTGGGAAGCTAGTATGTTATAAAAATAGTTTGTTTTGTTTAAATCGAAGGTGTTAGAAATAGCACCTTTTTTTTATACTAAAATCTCACTTTAATTACGTTATATAAGTATGAAAGCTAATATTAACGTGCCTAACGAACTAAACGAAATTACACTTAATCAATATCAAAAGTTCTTAAAAGTACAAGACAGCGAACAGGACAAACACACTATACAGACTAAAATGATACAAATATTTTGCAAAGTTAAAATGCAAGATGCTTTAAATATTAAACTATCAGATGCAGATAGAATAGCTAGTATCATAAGTAAAATGTTTGAACAGAAGCCTAATCTAGTTACTAGTTTTTGGTTAAACAATGTCGAGTATGGATTTGTTCCTGATCTTGATGAAATCACATTAGGAGAATACATAGACCTAGATACTTATATGGGTGAATGGGAAAAAATAGAAATAGCTATGAATGTTCTATATAGACCCATAAAACAAAAGCTAGGTAAAAAATATACTATAGAAGATTACAATCCAGATAAAAAAGACCAATTAGTCAATATGCCAATGGATGCTGTATTTAGTTCTATACTTTTTTTTTATCGTTTAGGGATCGAATTATCGCAAACTATGATGAATTATTTGGAGAACAAGGAGGGGAAACAACAAGTGCAAGGTCTGGATTTGCTAAAAAATGGGGATGGTATTCGAGCCTTTACGGACTCGCTACAGGAGATATTACAAGATTTGAAGATATCACAAAATTAGGTATGCACAAGTGTTTAATGATGTTAGCATTTATGAAAGACAAAAACGAATTAGAATCAAAACAAATTAAAAATAAATTTAAATGAGCCAACAAGGTATAAGAGGTTTTTATCAATTAACAGAAACAATAAAAGACAAATTACTTGCAGACATAAATTGCAATACTGTAACAACTGGTGATATATATGATGTTAATCTAAACAAGCAAGACATATTTCCATTAGCTCATATTATAGTAAACAACGTACAACAACAAGAACAAACATTAACATTTAATATAAGCATCTTGGCAATGGACATTGTAGATCAATCTAAACTACCAACTGAAGATAGATTTACTGGCAATAACAATGAACAAGATATTCTAAATACACAACTAGGTGTATTGAACAAAGTAATACAAAGTTTAAGAATGGGTACATTATATACAGACAAATATCAATTAGAAGGTACTGTAAGTTGTGAACCATTTTATGATAGGTTTGAAAACCAATTAGCAGGATGGACTGCAACAATGGACATAATGATATATAACGACATAAACATCTGTTAATGGATTTTAAAAATATAAATAGAGCATTAAAAGATTTTGGTAATTATGTAGTTCAACAGTCAAGGTCTAATTTAACTAAAGGCAATCATAACGCAACTAGTGAATTGTATAACTCTATTAAATATACACTTGACGAAGAAGAAAAAGGTTTTATAATAAACTTTTTAATGGAACAATATGGAGCGTATCAAGATCAAGGGGTTAAGGGTGTTAAGTCTAATTATATAGTAAATAAAAATTCTCCATTTTCATATAAGCGAAGTAGTAATTTAATAGGATTAGAAAGAGCATCACAAGATGGTACAGGATTAGGAGTTTTTGGAAGATTTGCTAAAAGATTAAACTTACAACCTAGAAATAAAAAAGGACAATTTGGTTCTTATAAAACAATGGGTTATATACTTGCTAGAAGTATTAAAAACAAAGGAATAAAAGCTAGTATGTTTTTTACCAAACCATTTGAAGCAGCATTTAAAAGACTGCCAGAAGAATTAGTAAATGACTTTATATTAGATATAGAAAAAGGAATAATATTAGGAACAAAAAAATAAACAATGGCAAACAGATTATTAAGATCACCACAATATATAACACAAACAGCAAACTCAACAGTTTTATCAGTTGTATTAAAAATAACTATTGATGGTTCGTTAAGATATACTTTAATAAAATCAGCAAGTATAAATGTACCAGTCTTATTTGAATGGGCTGAATTAGCAAGAGATTATTTAGATATTACTTATACAGGAACACCATCAACACAAGCTGCATTTCCTATAGGATTAGATTTAAGATTTTACGATGGAGTTAATGGTACAGGTACACAAGTTGGATTTACATATTCAGAAAATCATAATGGCTTTGATGGTTATGGAACTTTTTATGAAGAAGCAAATCCTAATATGAGTACCAGTGAATTTCCTGCAATTTCAAACTATACACAATCAGGTAGTTCATCGTTAGGTGCAAAAACATATACTATGTATGCTCCTAAAAATGTAGAGCTTTATGTTCCAAGTATTTTAAATGGTACGGTGGTTTATAATTCATCAGGATATAATGGAACATCTGTTGATATTAACGGAACAACTGTAACAATAAACAGAATAGATTGTACTAAATATACTTCTAGCTATGGTTATACTGAACTAAATGGTTCATCAGTAGGATTTAAAGTTAGCTTTATTAATAAATACGGTGCAATACAAAGCGAGTTTTTTACGTTAAAAGCCAAAAGAGATATAAAAGCTAAAAGAGAAACATACAATTCTAATATAATTAGCTCTACTGGTACATATTCTGTAAATGGACATACTAAACAAAATTACAATATTAATGCAGTACAATCGATTACATTAAATTCTTTTTACGTTCCTGAATATTATAGTGAAGTTTATTCTGAAATGTTATTGTCAGAAAAAGTATGGGTAAGATATAGAGAAAAAACATCAGGAAATTTTATTTCAATTCCTATAAACATAAAAGACAATAATATGGTTTATAAGAATAGTTTAAATGAAAGGTTAATACAATTTACTTTTAGTTTCGATATGTCCTTTGATTACATTAACAATATTAGATAATGCAAAAACTACAATTATTTATTAGTGGTGAAAGAATTGATTTGTTTAAAGACGAACAAGTTTCTTTCAATCAGTCAATACAAAACATAAAAGACCCTGCTAAAATATTTACAGAATTTACACAAACATTTACTGTACCAGCTTCAAAGAGTAATAATAAAATTTTTGAGCATTATTATAATTATGATATTACTGATGGATTTGATGCAAGGAATAAAGTAGATGCTTTAATTGAACTGAATAATGTTTCATATAAACAAGGTTATATTAAATTAGAAGGTGTTGATCTAAAAATAAATAAACCTTACGCATATCGTATTACATTTTTTGGTGAAACAGTAAGTTTAAAAGATTTGATAAAAGATGATAAGCTAGGCAAGTTATCAAAATTATCTGACTATGATTTAACTTATAATTCAACTAATATAAAAGCTAAACTACAAAGTGGTACAGATATTATTACACCTTTAATTACATCAGGTGCTAGTGATGCAAATGAAGATATTAATAATTATTCTAGATTATACTACAACTCATTAAATCACGGTACAGCAGATGGTAACTTATATTATCATACAGGAGGTGGAACAAATAGTAATGGTGTATTATGGTCAGATTTAAAATATGCTTTAAAAATTAGAAGAATAATAGAAGCCATAGAAAATCAATATGTTGGTATAGAATTTACAGATGATTTTTTCACTTCTACCAATAGTGTATATGAAAATCTTTATATGTGGTTACATAGGAAAAAAGGTAATGTACAACAAGCATCACAAGTATTAGAGTTCCCTACTTTAGTTAATGGTTTTGGAATAGGAGGACAATATACTACTATGCTTAATGGAACTGCATTAGAAGTTTATTCGTCTTGTAATCCTTATAATTCAAGTGTTCCTTGTCCTAATACTTCTTTACCATCGATTCAACAAGAACTACAATTAACAACTACATCTAGTGTAGGTTATACTGTAGTAATAAATCGTAATGGTTCAGTATGGGCAACAATACCAAATCTTACAGGCACAGAAAGTTTAGATGAGGGAGATATGGGAGTAATGGATGAAGCAAGTTATACAGTAACTATTATAACCACACAAAATATAACATTTTCTAATATAGAATGGACTTTATCAGGTTTTTTTAGTGGTTCTGCTTGGACACAAACTTATCAAACAGGTAGTTTTACTGCTACTGCTGATTTTGAGTTTATTATACAACAACAAATACCAGACATTAAAATTATAGATTTCTTAACAGGTTTATTTCGTATGTTTAATTTAACAGCATTTTATGTTAGTGATCCACAAGATGCAGATTATGGTAAAATTAAAGTGCAAAAGTTAGATGCTTTTTATGCAGCAGGTACAAGTTATGATATAAGTGAATATGTAGATACTAAAACAAGTAACGTAAATGTTGCATTACCATATAAACAAATTAATTTTGCATACAAAGGAACTGGAACTTTATTAGCTAAACAATACGAACAACTACAAGGTAAAAGTTGGGGTGCTGAACAGTTTACAGGTAATTCTACGGTAGGTAATAATTTTGATGCACCTAATCCATCATATGACGTGGTTTTACCTTTTGAACATATGCAAATGGAGCGATTGGTCGATGCTAATCCATCTACACCAAATCAAACAACAATACAATATGGTTTTTTTGTAGATGATAATTTTGAAGCATACTATGGTGAACCATTACTGTTTTACCCAATACAACAAACAAGTAGCACAACAACTATTTCATTTATAGATGATGAAGCTACTGGTAATAATAGTGCTTTGACATCTTATTATATACCTAGTAATAGTGTAAGCATTAACTCATCATCAAGTGCTAAAAATATAAACTTTTATTTAGAAACAAATGAGTATACTTTAGATTCGTCTTTTAATGAAACATTATTTTATGAAAACTATTTGACATACATACAAGACATATTTAATAGTAAAAGAAGAATAATAAAATTAACAGCTTATTTGCCTTTAAAAATTATTTATAAATTAAATATGAATGATAAACTAATTATCAATAACCAAAATTTTACTATAAATACTATTAACACCAATTTGATTACAGGTAAAAGTACAATGGAATTATTAAACGAATTATGATAAAAAATATTTTAGAATTATTAAAGCTAGTGGATGGTGAAACAGAAACAATTAGAATTGCACAAGGCAAATATAAATTAGCTGAAACTCTTAAAGAAGGATTTAAACAAATAAAACAAGAAATAAAATGGCAGAAGTAATACAAGTCCAATTAGATATAGAAACTAAAAAAGCTGAAAAAGGTGTAGATAACCTAACAGATGAAATAGTTAATTTAAATAAAGAAGTTGTTAAAGGGAATGAAGCAACTGCTAAAGGTTTAAAAGGTGTTGAAAAAGCATCTGATAAAACTGCTGGGGGTGTAAGAAAAATAGGTGGTGCTTTAAAAGCATTAGGTATAGGACTTATTGTAGCAGGGTTTGCCAAGTTTACAGAAGTTCTAAATGAAAATCAAAAGGTAGCTGACTTTTTTTCTATTACATTTGAAACATTATCATTGGCTTTTAATGATTTTTTTAATTTTATACTATCTAATACTAGTGCAATAACCAACTTTTTTAAAGCAGCTTTTGATGATCCTGTTCAAAATATGGTTGATTTTGGTAATGCTATAGTAAAAAATGTTATCGAAAGAGTGCAATCATCAATAGATACATTAGGGTTTTTAGCAGAAGCAGTAGTTAAAGTATTCAAAGGTGATTTTGCAGGTGCATTAGATTCGGCTAAAAATGCAGGTAAAGAATTAGTAGATGTTGTTACTGGTGTTGACGATTCATTTGATAAAACTGCCGAAGTTGTAAATAAAGTTGCTACTGCAACATCTAACTATGTAAAAGAAACAATTAAAGGTGCAACAGAAAATGTTAATCTTGCTAAAACAGCAGAACTTGCAGCAGTAGCCAATCAAGGTTTAATTGAAAAATATGATTTACAAGCAGAAACATTAAGACAAGTAAGAGATGAAGAAAGAAATACAATAGCAGACAGAAAGAAAGCAAACGATGAATTAAACGCAGTATTAGACGAACAAGAAAAAGCAATGTTAGGTAATGCAAATTCTATACTTGCAGCAGCTCAAGCACAATTTGACAAGAATGATAGTGATGAAAATCAAATAGCGTTATTAGAAGCACAAAACGAATTATTAGCAGTACAAGCACAAGTAGCTGGATTCAGATCAGAACAAAAAGCAAATGATTTAGCATTAGATAGGGAAAAATTAGAATTAGACCAATCAATAAGTGATGCTGAATCTGAAAGACGTAAAGAACAATCTGAATTTGAAGCACAACAAATAGAAAGTGATTATTTAAGATTACAAGCACAGCTCGATATTGCACAACAAGAAAGTGAAATAGAAACTAAAAGATTAGAAGAAAAAAGAAACCTTTATTTACAAGGAACACAAGCATATGAAGATGCTAATAATGAACTGTTAGCATATCAACAAGAAAATGCAAATACACAAGTCCAAATTGAAAAAGATTTAAATAAATCAAAACAACAATTAATGTCTGATGCTTTAGGTAATCTAGCATCGTTAGTAGGTAAAAGTTCTAAATTTGGTAAAGCTATTGCAATAGTACAAGCAATTAGAGATACTTTTGCAGGTGCTAACAAGGCTTTAGCAGCATCACCACCTCCTTTTAACTTTATTGCAGCAGCAGCAGTAACAGCAGCAGGTATAGCTAACGTTGCATCGATAACATCAACACCTGATCCTACACCACCTGCAGGATTATCTACTGGTGGAGGTGGAGGTGGACAATCCACACCTGCAGCACCAGCCATACCTTCACCACCAGCGTTTAATGTAGTGGGTCAAGGTGAAACAAGTCAATTAGCAGATGCTATAGGTAGTCAATCACAAACACCAGTAAAAGCATTTGTTGTAAGTAATGATGTTACAACTGCACAAGGACTAGAAAGAAATATTGTAGAGGGTGCTACGATATAAATGCAAAATTATTAATTAAAAACGTTATATAACATATGAAAATAGTCGAATTAATACTTGACGAAAATCAAGAAGAATCTGGAATCGAAGCAATATCCATAGTTGAAAGCCCTGCCATTGAAGAAGATTTTATTGCCTTAAAAAGTAATGAAATAAAACTTGCAGAAATAGATAAAGAAAAAAAGATATTAATGGGAGCTTTACTAATCCCAAATAAGCCTATATATCGAAATAATGGAGAAGATGAATATTATATATACTTCTCTAAAGATACTGTCTTAAAAGCATCCCAAATGTACTTGACAAAAGGGAATCAGAACAATTCAACATTAGAACACCAACATTCATTAAGTGGTTTAAGTTTAGTAGAATCTTGGCTTGTTGAAGATGAAGTACACGACAAATCAAGAAAGTATGGAATGAATGTGCCAGTAGGTACTTGGATGGGAGCTGTCAAAGTCAACAATGATGAAGTCTGGAATGACTATGTAAAAACAGGTAAAGTCAAAGGATTCTCTATTGAGGGCTACTTTGCAGATAAAATGGAACGACCAAAAGAATCAATAAAAGAAGATATGTCAGAAAAACAAGCAGACTTACTATTAAATCAAATAGAAAAAATAGTTAAAGGCGAAAAAGTTGAACTGGCATTAGACATTAGAGAAATAAAACAAAGAGCTGCAAATTCTCAATCTGTTTATAAACAATCTATTAATCAAAGTAACAAAGCAATACAAAGAGTGGCTAACGATATTAAACAAGATGTCAATATAATTGAATTTAATGAAAAAGAAGTATTAAAAGGATTTAGTGAATTAAAATCTAAAGCAAAGGAAATTGGTATTGATATAAATAAAACTAAAATAGGTTCTGCTATAGAACAAAGTTTAAAAATTATTGAAAAAAGCAAGAAACAAACTATTGCTTTATTTAATAAAATAAAAAAAATAAACATATAACTATGAGTAAGCATATAAACAAAATATTCAGTATGATTCAAACTGAATTAAAATCTGAAAAAGTTGAATTGGCTAATATAAATGAACTTTCTTCAATAGTACAAAAAAGCAGGGGTGATGAATCAGAAATGATAGATAGTTTTTTAGATGCAAAACAAAAAAGTAAAACAGGAATTAAAGCAGCAGAAAACCATATAAAAAATTTAAAAAGCGTAAATCGTTTAGCAAATGAAATTGAAAGTGCTTCTAAAGATTTAGGTATAAATGTAACAAAAATTAAAGAATGGAAAAAAGCAAAAGATTTTTTAAATAGCAATCCAATTAATGCCACAGAAAAAATGATTTCAAAAATGAAATCTTTATTATAAATAAATGAGTAGACAAAACACTTTTATTCGTGGAATAGCAAGTCCTAAAAACTCGCAACGTGCTTGTCTATGTAAAGACAAAAATACTTATTCAAGAAAATGTTGTGATGGTTCTTTATGGGCGCAGGGCATAGGAGTTATATCCAGAACAGTTTGAAAATGCAAAAAAATAAATTAATCACGTTATATATATAATTATGAAATCAACTGAAATGTTAAACCAAATCAAGACGCTTTTAAACATAAAAGTAAAACTTGAAGAACAAAAATTAGAGAACGGTACTCGTGTAGAAGCAGAATCGTTTGAAAAAGGTAAGGAAATATTTATTCTTACTGATGACGAAAAAGTAGCTATGCCAGTAGGTGAATACTTACTAGAAGATGGTAGACTTGTCGTAGTTAAAGAAGAAGGAATTATCGATGATATGAGAGATGTATCTGATGATGTTCCACAAAAAGAAGAAGAATCTAAAGATGAAACTGAAGATTTAGAAGAAAAAGAAGAAGAAATGGATGAAGAAGCTGACGTACAAGACTGGGCAGGAATGGAAAAAAGAATTAAAAATCTTGAAGATGCTATTTCTGATCTAAAATCTAAAGTAGGAGAAAAAGATATGAAAGAAGATGAAGTTGAAATGAACGATGAAGAAGTTTCAAGACAACCTAAATCTAGAACAGTTAAAGAAGAATTTAACGAAGAACTAAAAGAAGAATTATCACAACCTGCTGCTCAACCAATTAAACATAATCCTGAAGCAGGAAATGCAAAAAAAGAACATTTTAGAATTGCACCAAATAGAAAGCCTTCTACAATGGACTATATATTAAATCAATTAAATAAATAAAATAATACAATTATGCCACAACCAACTATTACTACTACTTATGCTGGAGAATTTGCAGGTAAGTACATTGCTGCTGCTCTATTGAGTGGTAACACATTAAGTCAAGGTGCTATTGAAATTAAGCCAAACATTAAGTTTAAAGAAGTTATGAAAAAAGTAGTTACTTCTGGTTTAATTACAGATGATTCTTGTGATTTTACATCTGCAGGATCAGTTACATTGACAGAAAGAATTATACAACCAGAACAATTTCAAGTTAACCTTGAACTTTGTAAAACACCATTTGAATCAGACTGGGGTGCAGTATCTATGGGCTATTCAGCTTTTGACAATTTACCTCCTGATTTTTCAAGTTTCTTAATTGCTCACGTTGCAGAACAAGTTGCTGCTTCTACAGAAAACAATATCTGGCAAGGAAATCTTGGAGGTGCACAAGCTGGAGAATTTAACGGATTCACAACTTTAGCTGCTGCTGATGCTGACGTTATTGACGTTGCTGCAGTAGGTGGTGGTGTTAATTCAGGAAACGTTATTGCTGAACTAGGTAAAGTAGTAGATGCAATTCCTTCTACTCTTTATGGTAAAGATGACTTATTTATCTATGTATCTCAAAACGTTGCTAAAGCGTATGTAAGAGCATTAGGTGGATATGCTGCTCTATCAAATGTTGCAGGAACTGAAAATGTAGGTTCTATTGGAGCAAATGGTATTGACAATAGAGGAACACTTTGGTATGGTGGAGGTGAAAACCTTTCTATAGATGGAGTAAAAATCTTTGTTGCTAATGGATTACCTGCTAACTATATGTTTGCTGCACAAAGAAGTAACCTATTTTTTGGAACTGGATTAATGTCTGATTACAATCTTGTAAAATTGATTGATATGGCTGATCTTGATGGTTCTAAAAATGTTAGAGTTATAATGAGATTTACTGCTGGAGTTCAGTACGGAATAGGATCAGAAATTGTTCTTTATTCTTAATAAATAAAATTAACCAAAAAATTAGGGTAGGTGGGTATATGCTTACTTACCCTTTTTTTATAAAATAAAATATAAACTATGGCTTGTACATTAAACACAGGGAGAAAATTACCTTGTAAAAGTGCCTTCGGTGGCATAAAAACAGTTTGGTTTGGTGATTTTGGTGGTATTACTGGTGTAACTGTAGATTCAACTACAAAACAAGTAACAACTATTGCAGGAACACAACCTAACTGGTATCAATTTGATGTAAAAGGAAATTCATCTTTAGAAACAACTGTAACAAGTTCAAGAGAAAATGGAACTACTTTTTATACTCAAACTTTAAATTTAACACTTACTTACCTTGAAGCTAAAACACAAGCTGAATTGCAAGAAATTGCAGTTGCAAGACCATATGTTTGTGTAGAAGATTACTATGGTAATCAGTTTTTATGTGGATTAGAGAATGGAATGGAATTTGTTTCTGGAACTGTCGTTTCTGGTGCTGCTGCAGGAGATTTATCAGGATTTACTTTAGTAATGGAAGGGCAAGAAGAATTAGCTCCTTACTTTTTAGATTCAGGATTGATTACTGCTGATGCTACTCAAATAGTACCTAACTAATATTTATTGATATTAAATTAAGAGCATCCTTTGGGGTGCTTTTTTTTTGCATATACATTTCTACAAAAAAAGTTATTTATTACGTTATATATAAAATGATTGTATTAAAGACCATAGCTACTGCTCAAAACTTTAAAGTAATTCCAAGAGTTTATGCCGATGAATTTACTTTATCTGTTAGGGATGATAGTACGAATGTCATAAAAACATATCAGATTACAGGAGCAACAACAACTGGAAATTATTTAACATTTTCACAAGCATTTAGCCCTGTACTTGTAGAAGGTCATTTTTACGATTTAGAATTATATACTGATCCTAATTTTTGGAATACGAATTATTTTCTATGGGAATTATATAATGAATTTTGGAATGTAGATACAACCAACATTGTAGATATATATAAAGACAAGATTTTCTGTACAGACCAAGAGATAGACCAAATGGATAATTTATATTATGACATTAATCAAGGTCAATACATAACAGATAATTCTTATAATAATGATTACATTGTAATATGAAAAATAGAAAAAGAAATAGTTTAGGACAGTTTGTTAGAAGTTCTAAATCTGAAATTAGTTTTGTTAATTTAAGTACTTACACAAGTCCAGAAATCGTAGAAGTACCTAATCAAGAATGGATTGGTTATGGTGATGATAATAACTATTTTCAGTTTTTAATAGACAGATACAATGGAAGCCCTACAAACAATGCTTGTATTAATGGTATAAGCCAACAAATTTATGGTAAAGGACTAGGTGCAACTGATTCAAGTAGAAAACCAGAACAGTATGCTGAAATGATTACACTTCTTAAAAAGGATGTTGTCAGAAAGATATGTTATGACTTAAAACTTATGGGTCAAGCATCTTTACAAATTATATATTCAAAAGATAGAAAAAGAATTGCACAAATAGAACACATACCAGTAGAAACGTTAAGAGCTGAAAAAGCAAACGAAGATGGAGAAATACCTGCTTACTTTTACTTTAAAGATTGGACTAAATTAAAACCAAGTGATAAGCCTTTAAGAATCCCTGCTTATGGAATGTCAAAAGAAAATATAGAAATATACTACATTAAGCCATACAAGTCTGGATTTTATTACTATGCACCTGTAGATTATCAAGGTGGAATACAATATGCTGAACTAGAAGAAGAAATTTCTAATTATCACTTAAACAACATTATGAATGGATTAAGTCCATCAATGTTAATCAACTTCAATAACGGAACACCTAATCCACAAGAAAGGGAACTTATTGAACAACGTATCGCACAAAAATTTAGTGGATCAAGTAATGCAGGTAAATTTATTTTAAGTTTTAACGACAACAAAGAAGCACAAGCAGAAATAACACCAGTACAATTAAGTGATGCACATAACCAATATCAGTTTTTATCAGACGAATCACAAAGTAAAGTATTAGTAGCTCATAGGGTAGTAAGTCCAATGCTTTTGGGTATAAAAGACAATACAGGGCTTGGGAACAATGCAGATGAAATAAAGACAGCTTCCTTACTTATGGATAACACCGTTATAAGACCATTTCAGGAACTTTTAATAGATTGCTTTGATACTATACTATCTTACAATAATATTGCCTTAAACCTATACTTTATTACGTTACAGCCACTAGAATTTACTGACGTAGATCGTAGTGTTCAAAGTGATGAAGAAATAGAAGAAGAAACAGGGGTTAAAATGTCAACTGATCTTAAAGAAATAGATGGGTTAGAGGTTTACGAAACTAAAGAAGAAGCAGAAGAACAAGCAGAAAAAATGGGATGTTCAGGTCATCACGAACATAAAGAAGGTGATAAGGTATGGTATATGCCTTGTGAATCACACGATGAAATAGATTTAAAGAAACCTTGTGAAGCTGGTTACGAACAATATGGAATGAAGGTAAAAGATGGTCGTTTAGTACCTAACTGTATTCCTTTAACAAAAGAAGATTTAGAAATTGAAACACAATTAAGTGAATTTGGACAAGATGAAGAAGATTTGTTAGATGATTATGATTTGATTGATGTATCAGAAGTTAATTATGATAAAGATGATATATATGACCAAAAAATAGAAGAATTAAACACACCAGAAATATCTACATTAAGTAAAATTGTAAATCTTGTTAAAACAGGTAAAGCATATCCTAAAAGAGAATCAGAACAAGATGGTCAAACTAAACAGACAGGTAAAGAAAAATTTTTAGTAAGATACCAATACGCACCACTAAAGACTAAACAAGATGGTAGGAAGTTTTGTAAAGCTATGGTTAGAGCTAAAAAAATATATCGTAAAGAAGATATTATTAAAATGGGTAAACAACCTGTAAATGCAGGATTTGGTGTTAATGGTGCTGCAACTTATTCTATTTGGCTTTACAAAGGTGGTGCAAGATGTCAACACAAATGGTTTAGAAAAACGTATATGTTAACGCAAGGTGGAGATAAAACACTAGTTACGTCAGGTAAAGCAAAATCAAAAGGATTTAAATTTCCTGTAAATAATAAACTAGTTCCTGTAGCACCTGAAAATATGAAGTATAAAGGCTATACAAAGACTTATTGGGATAAAATGGGATTTAAAAATTAACATATGGCAACAGCATTATTCATAAATAGAACAGATTTAGTTAGAAATAGCATTTTAGATGGAAATGTAGATACTGATAAATTTATACAGTTTATTAAGATAGCACAAGAGATAGACATTCAAAACTATACAGGTACAGATTTATATAACAAAATATC